AATATCTTATTGTTACCCGCAGATATAACTACATTAGCCCCTACAGGATCTATGTACTCTTTAATAACTTCAATGCCATTACTGCCGTCTATAGGCGTTGTGCTAGTGGTGACAGCAGTAAAGCCTTTACGAGAGCCTATACGCCCGTACTGGTCAATAATACAGTTATCCGCAATGGACGCAAAGGAAGCATCCAAACTAAGCGGAGAGTCCTGTGTGTTTAAACCTCTAAACGCAGGGGCTGCAATCGTTATGTTCTGTCTGTCTTGAGCCATTGCTTAGACCGCCCTGTAGATAGTTTCTTCTGGGTGCTTGTATGCGTCCAAAGCAATTGCGTCTGATAAGTAACTTTGAGCAAATGCCAACATTTCTCCTGCGGATCTACCGCCAGTTTCCCCACGCTCTCTGGAAGCCAAAGCCAATGCCAAGTGCAATACAGGCATGTGTGGGATTTGAAGCTTATCAGTGTCGTTAACTAAGTCAGGATTACGTTGAACGCAGTTTACTCGGATAGTGTAAACAGCGTTAGGAATAGGATAAAGATCAACCTGAGTGTCTCCGTTAGTGTCTACACCGTTAAAGTTGTAGAACGTAGGGCTTGACTTAGGGGGTGTTTCATTTAAGAAAGCATTGTCCATCCAATGTGTGTCTTTGTAGGTCATAAACCAGTTGGACGTATCATTGATAACGTCAATAATCTTAATCCTATTACCACTGCCTGTAAGTACGTAGTTAAAGATGTCTTCCGTTGTAGTGATAGTAAGGGTAGTGCGTAATGCAGACCAATCCCAAGCGTCCTCAGCCATTCTTTTAGCGTCATTAACAAGATCACCAATAAGTAAAGAGTAAGGGTTTTGATTAACGGAACCTACTTGATCTTCTCTAAGTCTTCTTAGAACTCCGTTTACTATTTCTAAATATGTCATTTTATATTCCTAAGAGGATTATAGTCTATAAAGTCAAAGAGTTTAATAGTTTCTATGTTTAAAGGTTTGTAGTTTAAATTAATAGGGTTAAGAGGGTCTAAAGTATCAAAGTTAAAAAGTCCTGTTGGGGCGGATAAACCAGCAACGCCTCTTTCACCCTGTAAACCTTGCTCACCTTGCTCACCTTGCTCACCCTGATCACCTTGATCGCCTTTGTCACCTTGATCGCCTTTGTCACCTTGATCGCCTTTGTCACCTTGATCGCCTTTTTCACCGTCTATACCGTCAATACCATCTATACCGTCAATACCGTCAACACCGTCAATACCGTCAACACCGTCAACACCGTCAATACCATCTATACCATCTATACCGTCAATACCATCTATACCGTCAATACCATCTATACCGTCAATACCATCTATACCGTCAACACCATCTATACCGTCAATACCGTCAACACCATCTATACCGTCAATACCATCTATACCGTTAACTACTTTAATAGCTTCTTCTATATTGTCTATAACGTCTGTAGATTCACTAACACCTGAGGTATCCACACCTTCAGGAACTGTTGAGTCAGTTTTAGTAGTTTCATCAATAATAATGTCTATAAGATCGCCAGACCCTGTAGTTATAATATCAATAATAGAAACTTCTTCTTCTGCGGCAGTCCCTGCGCCAATGTCTTCTACAACTTCTCCAGCATTAGGATCAAAAGTATCTTCAGCAGGCTGTTCTATAATCTCAGGTACAACTTCTTCTTTTAGTTCTGCTTGTCCTTGTAGCCAAGCTATTAATTCATTACGTAACGATATTTTTAATTCAGGATCAGTTTCAGCTACATAAGCTTCTTCAATCTGTTTACCAACTATATCTCCCTGATCTACTACAAACCCAGAACCGCTATTATCCGCTCCAACGTCCGCTGTAATAACACGATCACCACCGCCAGCACCTATAGATTGGGCTATTTGTCTATTAATATCATCAAGATTAGGTCTCTGCACTATAGGTGTTGTAGGTTCAACAACCCCACCGTTTGTTGTTCCTGTATCTACAGTTTCTACAGTACTTACAGTGCCTCCTGTATCAATAACTGCTTGTTCCAAAGGACTTTCAACAGTAGATGTAGTACCAACACTAGAGCCTGAATCTGCTTCTGTAGTTTCTCCTCTTGTTGCAAGCCAATCATTATAAGCTTCATCAAATGCAGCCTGTGCCTCAGAAGTGGTATCAACACTAGAGTCTGAAGAACTGCTAGTGTCAACAGTTTCTACAGTTTCTACTTGTGTAAGATCTGGAGTTTCTACTTGTACCTCTACAGTATCATCAATTGGTTCAAGCTCTGTTTCTAGTTCATCTATTGATACTACTTCTTCAACTACTGGTAAAGTATTAAGCTCTTCAGTAGTATAAGCTTCGTCACCTATGGTTTCCTCAACAAATGTTGCTGGAAGAATAGAAACTTCTTCGCCATTAGTTATAACTTCTTGACTATCCTGTACTACCCATTGACCACTATCATCTTGTTTATAGACTTCTCCGTCATAAGTTAAACGAACAAGATTTCCTTCTTTGTCATAAACTTTATTTGTAGCTGCTTTGCCAGTTATTTGACTTTGAGTAGGGCCTGCGCTTACATTACCAACGGAACCTACAGGGTCTACAACTCTTGTACTTTCCGTAGAAGAACCTGTAGTGAGTTCTGGTAAAGGCTCAGATTCAGTTAGTACAAACTCTGTTTCGGCTTCAAGTTCTGCATCGCCCATTAAGTCTGGGTCTGCGTCTAAAGATACTACTTCTTCTACTTCTGCATTACCAACGGAACCTATAGGGTCTACTACGCGAGTACTTTCCGTAGAAGAGCCTGTAGTGAGTTCTGGTAAAGGTTCAGCTTCAGTTAATACAAACTCTTCTTCTGTTATTACGTTTTCTGGTATTTCTTCTGATTCAACTGCCGAAGCAGCAGTATTAATAACGTCAACTACTTCTATTACATCAGAAATAATACCTTCATTAGAAGCAGTGTTTTCTATAAGGGTCATAACATAAGGAGGTATACCACCACCAGCAGCAGAAGCAGTACCAGAGGATATAGCACCCCCTGCTTCCAGTGTTTGTCCTATGCCTGTTAAAATATCTCCTACATTTCTAGCCCACTCAGTAGTTTCATAAGCTACATTAGCACCAGACGCAGCACTAGCTGCCGTAGCCGTTGCACCTGAACTACTTAAAGCTTCACCTAGTGATGTTAAGTCTGCGCCTAAACCTGCTGTTAAAACGTTAACAACAACAGCTTTAAGAACAGCTTCAAAGATCATTTCTAAAGGTGAATCAGCTTCACGTACAGTATGGTAAGACCCTAGAGGTACGTCATCATACTGCCCTACGTTTAGTTCATATTGACCACCCGCAGGGCCATCAACGTATATGTCAATACCCGCTGTTTCAGCAGCAGAACGAACAGCGTTCATATAGGAAGAACTAGCTAAGTCACCAGCAGTAACCGTAACGCCTCTTTCAGCTCCTTTAGGGCCGCCTGAACCTTGGTTTAGCGCAGTGTCTATAGTGCCTAAAGTACCTCTAACTCCTTCACCACTTGGGTTAATAAAGCTAGACACATTATCAAACTCTGACTGTAAGTAGGCTCCAAAGTCATCACCTTCGTTAAACTCGCCTACTTCAAAAGTTTCAGCTCTAATAACTGAAGCTAAGTTCTCAGCACCCCAGTTTTGACTTAGTTGATCCGCTGTGTACGTACCGTCTATTAAACCATTAACAGCCGCAGCGCCTCTTACATTTCCCCACTCTTGTCTAAACTGTTGTACTCTTGCTTGTTGTGTAGCATTACGCTCACCCTGCACACCAAAGAAAACATCAGGTCTTCTAACGTCCCACCAGTTTTCAGCAGTTTTAGCGTATTCGGCATCCAACAAACTATCAGTAATGTCTTGACCAGTCTTAACTGTCTGTGTTGGCGCTCTTTTACCCATTACGATTATTCCAAAGGTCAAACAAAGTTTTAAGCTTTTCTTCCACTACGTCCATACGAGACATTAGCCTACCCAATGTAAGGACAAGCACAATAAAGCCCACAAAGATGGGCCAGATTGATCCAATAAGATCAATGTACTCCACATTAAGAGTCCTTCTTTTTATGGATTAAGTTTTGTATTGTCTCCGTCTCAAAGATCCTAATGACAGTCCATATAATGCTCAAAGCAGCAGCCACAGCAGGTATCCAGCCCATTAGGGTGGACACTGTCGTAGTTACCGCCAGTGCGTCCACTGCGACTTTTGCTTCTTCCTGCATTTATCGTTTAGCCTTACCAATAACCAATGCGCCTACTTCCAGCAGCTTGTACAGCTTGCCAATGATCTTGTCATCTTTAGGAGTAGGAGTAAGTGCCGTAATGGCGCTACAGGCCGTTACAAGGGCTGTGAGAGCGTTTAAATAATCTAATATCATCATTACCATGGTACTCCTGATGCTTGAGTTGGGTTCTTCTGCGCTTCAATGTTAGCAGCCAGTGACGCTTCAATAGCGTCCCTGTCCACACCGTCAGCCCAGCACCAGCCTAAAGCCATGTCTTCTGTGATGTCGTCGTAAGGAACGTAGTCTGAGCTGCTAGGATCTGGTGTAAAGCCAGCAGTGCCGTAGTTGGTAGCTGAGTAGTCCCCGTCAGTTGCCGTAGCTCGCCAGTGGGCCACAACGACTCCACCGTCATCTAATGTTCTTTCTAATTGTGCAATTGTCCACGTTGTTGTCATGGTGCGTCTCCTTGTGATGCTTCAAAGGCTGCGATGACTTCAGCCGTGTGAACCGCTGCACAAATCGCTTGGACTTCTGCTGATTCGCCGCTGTAGTCCTGACCAGCCGTGATGACGTGTCTGTGGTAGCCAGAGGATAGCTCTACGCCGTCTTCCATTAC